AGGATGTGCAATACTTTTTATTTTACCTTGTGCTCTTAATTTTTTAAGATCTCCTTTTGTCATTTTTTGAAGCTGCTCTACAGAATATTCATTCTTTTCAAACATTTCTTCATGTGGATCTTTTTGAGCATTACCTTTAAATAAATTTTTTATCCAATTCCAAATCATTTCTTCCCTCCGTTACGAAATATTTGTGTTCCCTTAATGCCATAAATGCTCGCCACGACAAGGATCCACAAATTTGTGAACCATCCCGGCAGTTGCGAGAACATCTCGAAGAACAATTTTACCTTATCCATCGCTGTTGGATCATCCGATATGACCGCATATGCGAGCACCAACACGGGCAAACTGAGAATTATTAAAACGGCCTCGTCTTTCCAGTCTGATTGTCGGGCCTCTAACAATTTTCCCTGGTAAGCTTCCTCCCCACGTGCTTGTCTTTCTGCATGTAATAATTGTGCATCCGACATTGCCATTTTGGCTTTTTGTTTGTTTGCGTAAATTTTTGATCCTGCAGATACTGCAAGTTTAATAGCTTGAAACCACATTATTTAACTCCTATAAATTTATGTCCTTTTATAGCAGCACCCATACCTCTGATACCATCAGGTCTATGAGGGCAAGACATCTTATATGTTTTTGTCATTTTACCACTTCTCATCTTTATTGGCGGCACTTGTGGGTTTGGTCCTCTTTTAGGAGGTGGTCCACTTGATACTCCACCAGAATTATAACTTTGAAAATTATCTAAAAAATTTGGTTTTGTAGGTGATGTAGCTGGTGTGTTAACTGGTTTACATGGAGGCATTGAACCATCAGGACATAATTTTCTTACGTTCTCATCACCACCCATAATAGTAGGTTTTGGTAAAGTTTGTTTTTTTGTATTTGCACTAAAAGGGTGTTTCTTTTTTGGTTTTCTTTCTTTTATAAATTTGTATGCTGTGCCTAATGGAAATGCTGCTATATTTAGAGCAGTTGATATTACTTGATCTTTATTAAATCTAAAATTTGATTTTGCTGTTGGAGATTGATTTGTTCCAGATTGTCCTGATCCTTTTCCGCCCTCTCCGCCTGTATCACCTGGTCCAGGTGTGTATGCTATTGAAGGAGGTTTAAAATCTGGTTTAGAAGCATCCATTCCTCCACCTCTAAATTTTCTTACTCTTCTCATTATTTCTTTTTACTCCTTGCAAGTTCAATTTTTTCTTCAGCAATTCTAATTCTTTCTTTTGCTTGAGCTTCATTATTTTCTAATTTCATTTTTTCTAAATCTAATTGTTCTTCAATTTGGTTTTCTTTTATATCCATGTTCATCATAGACTCATCAGCTCTTCGCTGCATATCCATAGCTCTTAAATCTAACTCTCTTTGTTTCAACATTACTAGTGGATCTTGTTTTTGACCCATAGCTTCTGATTGAGCAAGTTCAATAGTCAATTGTGAAACTCTATTTGCTATCATTGCATTAATTTCTATTTGTGCACCTTGAGGATCTGATTGTAATCTACCTTGCATAATGGGATCATTAGCTATAGCAGCTCCAACTTCTCCTTGTGCTTTTAATGATACGTGCTCTGATATGTGTGCTTGTAAAGCAGTGTAAACTTGTGGGTTAATCTGCACCATTCTTGTAGACATAAATGCTCTATGTGCATTGATATGCGCATCATGATCCTGATCTGGAAATGCTTTAAGTGGTTTCATGGCTAATACTTCCATATTTTCTGTTGCAGGATCTTTTGGCATAGGTCTTTCTAATGGTTTTAGTATTTGATCTATATCTTGAGTCCCCAATGCTTCATATACTCTTCGATATGCCTCTCTCAAGTTGTGCATCATTGGATTTGACATAGCAATCTTTAAATTTTCGTTTGCTAACGTCACTCTTTGCGCCATACTCATGATATTTGGGTCAGCAACTGGAATTACGTCAACTCGATCGTCAAAATCAGTTTGTTTTACCGCTTGATCTGCACCATATACTGAATATGGGTAGATTGGTGGTAGATATGTTGCAAAAACTTTAGATAAAAGTCTAAATTCTCTTCTCATTGAGTAGTAGCATCGCTTGTGTATAGCACTCATGACCCTCGAACCACGTTCCAAGAGTGAAACAGTCGTACCAACAGCTCTATTTTGCATATCATTACCTGTATCCATGTTAGTTATCGCTGCAAACTTCTGTCCTGCTTGTACAACAAAACCCATTAGTTGGTATAATGTAGCTGAGGGCTCCTTAAATGGTAAAATTTGGAACTGATCTTTTATATTTCCTCCCGGTGCATCGACATCTCTAAACTCTCCCGGTTGAAATGGTTGATCATCGTCACGAATTCTTATACCTCTAGACTTAAATCCAGCTGGTAAGTTAGATAATGTACCAGCATCAAGCAATTGTCTTAAAGATTGTGTAGCAGTTCTACTTAAACCACCAATCATGTGTGTTAATCCAAACCCATAAAAACCTAGACCTGGTAAAAATTTGAAATGTACAAAATATTCTTTACGTTTTTTTAGGTCATCATTTAAATCATAGTTACGATAGATAGATAAAATTTGTCCTGAGCCTTCATCGATAGTTACAATGTAAGGAACTTTAACTTGTTTGTCTGCATCTTGCATTTCAAACTCTTCTAAATTGCAATCCACATGCATTTCTAAAATAGAAAAAGAATATTGTTTATCACCACCAGGAGTTACACCTTCTAACTCTTGATATTTTTTTTCAATTTCAGTTGGACCACTTGATGTTGGTTTTAATTCAACGTCTCTATAAAATCCAGCTTGTTGTTTTTTAAGAATTTCATTCTCACCCATTTTAATTACGTGAGTAATTCTTTCACAATCCATTAAATCTGTAGCATAGTATGGAACTACTAAATCTTCAGCTGGTATAAATTTAGATACAGCTCGCTGCATCACTTCATCATAATAAACTTTTTTAAATGCTGAACCTGCTAAAGCTAAATAAAATAATAATTGATCAAACTCAGGAGTATATTCTTCCATCTCCTCAGTGATCATGTAATTCATAAAATCTTGAACACGCTGCGCTTGATTTATTTTTTGATCATCTTCCATCCCCAAGACTCTAGTTCTAACTGGTCCTGAAGATGGAAGTAATTCTTTATAAGCTTGCGCTTGAAATTGTGTAACAGCTTCTGATAAAAGTGGATGAGTCACGGATGCCGACCCTTTAAATGGTCTAGTCATCTCCGTGTGTTTAATTCCAAGAAGATCTAAATTATTTGTGTAGGACGTCTCCCAATCTTTTCTTGAAACTCTATCCTTTTTGTAGTCGTCAAGTAATTGATTAGACATTCTCTGAAGAACTTCATCTGACATGTCTTCTGCAATGTTTTTATAGAATGCATCAGCTGCGTTTTCTACAGCAGCCATAACATTAGTATCTGTTTCTGTTTCAGATTCTACTTCAACATCTACTTCTTCAGTGTCAGGAGTTTCAATCTCCTCATCAATCACTTTATCGATTTCAGCCATTAATATAATTTAGTAGGTTTTATTCCTTGTATTGCCATTCCACCACCACGAGCTTTGATAGTTTGTAATCCGCCTTTTTTAGATCCACTAAACATATCTAAACCAGAATTTTCTTTTGTCATAGCTCTATACTGACTCTCAGATTTAGGCATTAGAGGTGATAACATACCTTTGTCTTTTCTTTTTTTAACAATTTTAAATTGTTCTGCTTTTTTAGCTTTAGCTGCACTTGAGATTTCTTTTATTTCTCTAGGATTAGCATTTTTATCTATAGCTATTTTTGTTGATTGTCCCACTATGCTTGATTCAGGATTTTTTAAATCTTTTACAAATTTAGGGCTTACTTTTTTTGGAACTTGGCTCATTTTTTGTGCATCTGATACAGTTGCTTTTCCAGTCGTACCAGCACCCATTCCCATTAGTTTTGAAGCACCATAAAGTGCTGCTGCACCCATCAATGCTTTTCTTAGTTTTTTTCTCGACATGTCTACTCCTTTTAATAATATACGTATTTTCGTTGTCTATAACTTTCAACCTCATCCTCGTCAGAATAAGTAGTTATAAACGAACCTTGCCGATATCTTAACATAGCTTGTGTAGTGCTGTCCACATAATCGTCATGTTCTCCATGAGGAAACGCTGCACATTCTTCAAT